ACGATGACGCTGCTGGAGTCGTCGCTGGTGCTGCCCTACTCCGAGGTGCAGGGCGCGTTCTCGGTGCTCTTCGGGGCGATCGCCTACGCGCTCTCGCTGCCTTCGATGACGGGCCTCGACGCCGCCGCCGCCTACGCGGCGCTGTTGACGCTGCGGGTTGCCACGCAGGGCTACTACGCGCGCTTCGCACCGGGCATCGCAGGCGTGCGGTACTTCGTCGTCCCCGCCGACATGGGCGTGTGTGAGATCGCCGCGAGCGTCTACAACGACATCAGCAAGACCTCGCTCCTCTACGCCGCCAACAGCTTCCCCGACCCGCTGCTAGTGCCCGCAGGGACCGTCGTGACGGTGCTGCCGTCGTGACGATCGACCCGACGCCATACGACCACACCGTCGACCTCCTGCTCTGCACATCGGGCACGGCCATCGATGTGTGGGACGAGTACGTCATCACGCTGGACATGCTGCAGAGCGGCAACGCGTGGACCTTCGCGTTCTTTCGATCAGCCGCGCGGCGCACGACCTGGGACATCATCAAGACCCTCGTGCGCGCGGGCGATGACGTCTCGCTGTCCATCGACAACGCCACGCAGCTCACCGGCCGCATCGAGACGATCCGCACCGAGGCCAGCCGCAAGGACGGCGCGACGGTGATCCTCTCGGGTCGCGACCTCGCTGGTCCCGCGATGGACTTCGACGCCGACCCCACGCTGTCCATCGCCAGCATGTCGTTGGGAGAGGCGCTCCCGCAGGTCTTCGGCCCGCTCGGGGTGCCGTGCCGCGTGGTGGACAGCATCGCCAACGTGCGGGTCACCTCGGGTCGCGCGCATGGCCCTCGAGGGACGGCTCGCACCTCGGCGCGCACGGTACGCGTGGACGCCGCGCACCCGCAGCCTGGGGATAAGGTGTGGGCATTCGCGACCAGCATCGTCGCCCGGCTGGGGTATCTCATCTGGGTGGCGCCCGATGCGGAGCGCGGCATCGCCCTGGTGGTCGATGTCCCCGTGACCAACGGGACGCCGTCCTACGTCCTGCTCCGACGCCAGATCACCGGGTCGGAGGAGTACGAGGGCAACGTCCTCACGGGCGGCGAGACGATCAGCATCAAGGGCGTGCCGACCACGGTGGCGGTCTACACGGGCGGCGCCCGCGGCGCTGGCGTCTCCTCGAGGTCCGCGAGCATCACCGAGAACGTCGGGCTGACCAACCCGGCGATCTCCCGCGGCCTGACCCTCGACCCCTTCCCCCCGCAGCCGCGCCACCAGCGGTCGCAGAAGGCGCGCACCCGTGCACGGGCCGCGCAGGAAGGCGCTCGCGTGGTCATGGAGGCGATGCGGAACTTCCGCACCTACGAATGCACCGTGCGAGGCCACGGGCAGACTCTGGACGGCGTGCAGACCCTCTACGCGCTCAACACGATCGCCCGCGTACGCGATGACGTCTGCCTCGCGGCCGACGGCTCCCCGCTGGACGAGGACATGCTCATCGTCGGCCTTGAGTTCCGACGATCGCGGTCGGGCGGCACCCTCAGCCGGCTGCGACTGCTCCCCCTCGGCGCGCTTGTGATAGAGCCAACCAATGGATGACCTCGGCGCGATTGAGTTCGGGCAGGTGCTCGGGGTGACGGTCAGCAGCAACAGCCGCGCGACCACGGTGCAGCTCGCCGCGGTGGGCCAGGCGGGCGACGACGATGGGGCCGAGCGCATCGACGCCGTCGAGGTGATGCAGCCCGCGGGGCTCATGGCCGCGCCGTCGCTGTCGTCGACCGCAGAGGCGGCGTTCGTTCGCATCGGCGACCAGGTCATCGCGCTCGCCGTGGTCGACAAGGGCGCGCCGTCGCAGGCCGTCGAGGCGGGCGAGGTGCGGCTCTACGGGCCGGGGTCATCCAACGCCACGGCGGTCATCCGCATCCGCGCCGATGGGAGCATCGAGATCACCCCGAAGGCGGGGACCGCCGTGGTGCTCGCGGGCGGCTCGCTGAGCGTGGCGAGGTCGTCCGACCCGGTATCCGTCACGCTCACAGCACTCCAGATCGCGACCATCATCGCGCCCCCCGGCGGCGGGCCGTGCACGGGTGGCCCGATCACAATCACTGGCACCATCTCTAGCGGCGCCCCACAGGTGAAGGCATGACCTACGCAGTGACCCGTGCGCGCGTCCCCTCGACGGGCGAGGTGATGATGACTGGCAACAACTGGCGCAGGTCGACCGCGCCGATGGCCGAGGTCATCGCGATGGCGCTTCGCACCCAACTCGGGTCGTGCCTGGTGCTGCCGACGCTGGGCATCGACTGGGCGCGCATCGCCAAGCTCGGGACCGGCGCGGCGACGACCGCGCGCGCCACGATCCTCGCGGGCCTCGGGCAGTACGTGCGATCGGGCCAGATCACCGGGCTGTCCGTGGACGTGACCGTGACATCGGGCGACCGGCTGGAGTATGCTGTCGCCTACCGCGATCCGCGGGCGACCACGCTGCTACGCACGCGCATCACCGGAGCAATCTGACCCGTGGCATTCACCGCCCGCACCCGCTCGCAGATCAGGGACCAGCTCCTCGGCTACTGGTCCGCGGAGTACTCCGTCCGCGGCGAGACGCTGCTGACCTCGGAGGGGTCGGACGCGTACCTCCTCGCATCGCAGATCGGCGTGATCCAAGAGGCCCTCGACGCGCAGGCCGTCCAGGTCTCGCGCGACATCCTCCCAGACCAGGCATCGACCGCGGCGCTCGAGCGGTTCGGCGTCGTGTACGGCATCCCGCGCCCCGTGGGCACCTACGCGCAGCTCACCGCGCAGGTCACGGGCTTCGCGGCTGCGACTAACTACGCTATCCCGGCGCTCACCCAGGCATCGGCCACTGACGGCACGCTGTATGACGTCACGACGACCAGCGTCACGACCGACGGCAGCAAGCACGCGACCATCGCCCTCACGGCGGTCGCCATCGGCGTCGGCGGCAACCGGAGCGTGGGCGCCACGCTGACGTTCCAGACCGCCCCGGCGGGCCTCAACGCCACGATGACGGTGCTGTCGTGCGTGCCCGCGGTCGGTCCCGCGACGGATGACGAATACCGCGCGGTGTTGCTCGACCGGCTGCAGGACCGCCCCGCCTCGGGCAACCGCAGCGACTGGCGATCGTGGGTCACGGGCTACCTCGGGACGCCGGTCGCCGAAGCCTACGTCTACCCGCTCCTGAAGCCGCCCGTGACGCCCCCCGGCGTCGGCACCACAGACACGCTCGGATGCGTTACCGTGGTCGCGGTCGGCCCCGCGCAGGGCGACAACTTCGTCAACACGCGTCTCGTGCCCTCCGACGATCTCTCGACCCGCACGGCGGGGACTCCGCTTCCGCGGATCATCGACTACATCAACGGTGACCGCACTATCGCGGGCGTACCGACCGCCGACGGCTACCAGCTTCGCCCCGTGACGATGGGGCCGGATGGCGACAACTGGACCGTCGAGACGTTCGTGGAGACGTTCACGAACGCCGACCTGACGCTGGTGATGTCTGCCCCGTTCGCGTTCCCGTGGTCGGGGACGATGTTCACGCAGCCCACGTCCACCAACACCTCGTTGGTCGTCCTCGGTGACCAGACCGCCAAGGAGGGGCTGTCCGCGCTGGTGCTGCCCGTCACTCCTGACGCGCGCGGCAACTATCGGCAGGTCACGCTCGGGAACGCCACCTACAGCGCGCCCAACACGACCTTCGACCAGACCCTCGACCCGGTCGGATCTCCCGCGGATTACACCTACGTCTACCCGGCGCCGCCCAACTGGCAGGCCATCCGCATCGCGGTCTTTGGGTTCTTCGACTCGCTCGCGCCCGGCGACACCTCCCCGGCCTCGCGCTGGCCCGCGGACGGGCAGAGCGGCGCGCTGTTCCGCAGTTCCCTCGCTGCTGCTGTGATCGCCGTTCCCGGCGTGCTGTCGTGCGTCGTGAACACGCCGGCCACGGATCTCGCGGGCTTCCCGAAGGAGATCCACACGCTGTATTCGCTCTGGGTGCACGCATGACCCGCGCGCTGCAATCGCTGCCGACCTCGTCCACCACAGGGCGCGCCTCGACGCTGGCGATTGCACGGCAGGCGCTCCGCGTCATCGGCGCGGGATGGCAGGCGCCGCAGGACTCGCTCACCGCCGCCGACGCGCTCGCGTTCGGGGCCTCGCTGGACGATGCGCGGCTGATGCTGCTCGACCTCCTCGACCAGGCGTTCGCGAACACGGTCACATCGATGATCGCGGAGTGGGAGGCGGCGTATGGGCTGCTCCCTGACTCCTCGCTGACCCTGGCAGACCGCCAGGCGCGGCTGCTGGCGTTCATCCGCTCGAGCGGCGCGGGCTCCCCGCAGGCCATCGCCAGCGCGGTCGACGGGTTCACGGGCGGCGGCACCACGGTCGTCGAGACGCCGTCCACCACGGTGGACGTGGGCGCGGTGTTCCGCTTCGTGGTGGTCGTGCCGTTGGCGATCCTGCTGAACACGGCCAAGCGCGCGCGCATCGTGGACATGATCGAACGCATGAAACCGGCGCACACCCTCGGGGTGACGGCCAACGCCGTCGGTTTCTTCTGCGACGGCTACCTCGATTCGGTCGTTGACTATACAGTCCTCGGGAGCTGACCTATGGAACGCATCGCGACCTACACCGCCAACGCCCCGATCACATCCACGCAGCTCAACGACCTCCAGGACGTGACCGTCGGCCTGATCTCGGGCTCGACCAACAACGTGCTGAGCGCCGACGGCTGCGACGGGTGCGAGTGGCAGTCGTCCGCGGCGACGCTGCTCACGGCCACGCAGGTCAAGGTCGACGGCTCGCGCGACTGGCGCGACCGTGTGCTGACCGTCGCGTACTACTCGCCTGCTGGCGCGTTGACGCAGCCGGGCGGGGCCAATGACTACCAGTACGACTACGACATCAACAAGCTCCGCAAGGGCTACACGGGCCGCGGCGGTCTGGACGCTGGCAGCGCCGACCCGACCAACGGCAACCCCCCTGTGCCGGCGGCGGGTGCTTCGTGGGCGATGGAGATTGATACCGACATCTACCTCTACGCCAACGCCACCGACGGCTCGCTGTATTTGTACAACGACACCGCGGGCACGCTGAAGACTCCGATCCTCTCCATCATCGCAACCGCACCCACGGGCCTGCGCCCGTAGAAAAGGACTCCATCATGAGCGGCCCCGCATCGTTCGTCACCTCCGCTTCGACCGTCGATGTCAACACTTTCGAGCAGGCGCAGACCTTCTCCAAGGGCATCGTCGGCTGTCGCGCCTTCGCGCCCTTCGGTCACCCCAACATCGCCGCGGGCGACAACGCCACCCCGGCGAGCTCGACCCCCGTGCAGGCGCACTGGTGCGGCGTCACGGGGCTCACCACCGCTGGCTTCGTCGCGATGCGCGCGGGCTCCATCACGGGCCTGTCGGTCAACCTGAGCACCGCCGCCGCGGGCAGCAACCTTATCGTCGGCGTCTACGTCAACGGCACGATCGCGAACGCCGCTGCCATCGTGACGCTCACCTCTACCGGGTCGCAGACCAAGGGCCAGGCGACCTTCACGCACGGCCTCTACCCGCTGGTAGCGGGTGATGTGGTGGACGTGCGGTTCCGCACCGGCTCGGGCTGGTCGGCCACGACCGCGGACGCTGCCATCTCGGTCGAGATCGCATCCTGATGCCCTCCCCGACGTATCAGCAATTCTCGGCGACCGCGACGCTGGTGGCTGCTACGCCGCTGGCGATCGACATCCCCATCAACGGCTGCACCAACTGGCAGATCATCCTGCGGAACACGGGCGCGACCAACGCCGTCACCGCGGCGACCATCGCGGTGTCGTCGCTCGGCACGCTATTCAGCGCCGCTGCGTCCATCACCACGGGCATCCCGCTCGCGGCGGTCACGTCGCTCGGCGCGATCGTCGGCAGCTCGCAGCCGTGTCTCACCGCGCGTCTGACCCTCACCTCGACCAGCGGGACGACCGTGGGCATCGAGATGGTGGGCTCATGATCACGGTCGGCACGACGGTAGTCAGCGGCTCACCGATCAACGGTGGCGGCGGCGCGGGCCTCCCCGTGGCGGGCGGCGCTGGCGAGGTGCCTGTGTCGACGGGCGCCGGCACCACCTACGCCGCGTCGCCGATCAGCACCGAGGTGAGCGGCGTGCTCGCCGGGTTCCTCGGCGCGACGCTCGGGCAGACAGTCATCGGCGACGGCGCGGGCGACGTCAGCACTACCACCGCGGACGTGTCGGCGCTGCTTGCGTCGTCCGACGCCCCGGCCATGCGGTCGGCGCTCTGCGACCGCGCCATCAGCCTCGCAGGGCTCACCGCCACCAACGGCAACGGCACCGCGGTCGCGGCCACCGGGACGCTCTCCTACGCCAGCGGGCAGACCGGCGGCGCGTGGGCGGACTATCCGCGCCTCGTGGGCGCGCACGGCGCGAGCCTGTGGGCGTTCGACGCCGCGGTACGCATCGCGATCACGGGGGCGGGGAGCGCGAACACAGTCGCCTCGCTGGGCATCGGCTCGACGGGCAGCACCTACGACGCCGTGGTTTTGATCCGGCTCTTCGGCAACGGCGAGATCGACGGGTTCGCCGTGAGCGGCGGCGCCGTGTGGAGCGTCTACACGCCGGGCACGCTCCCGGTCGATGGCACAGGGTGGCTACGCGTGCGCGTGCAGGCCGGGACGATGACTTTCTGGACGGGTGTCGGCGCGAGCTACGCCGCCGCTGCGTGGACGCTTCGCCATCGGGCGTTGATGGCGTCGCCGTCCAGCCCTGACACCACATACCCGTCGCTCGCGCTCGTGATGTATCAAGGCGTCGACCCGGGCGCGCCGGGGGTGCAGGCGGTGTACTCCGACTTCACCATCAGGGATCTCCCGTGACCACAGACCGCGACGCCCTGGGCTACCACGCTGCCGTCTCCATGCTGGCCGGGCTCACCGGGGCGGCCCTCGCCGATCGCGTGCTCGCGTTGCTCTTCGCCATCGCGGGCTCCCTCGCGGTGGTCTTCGTGACCGAGCTCTTCCGGCCGTGGCTACAGCGGCGCGCGCGCAGACTCGCGGGCGAGACCATCCCGCCGCCGAGGATGCCGTGATGCGCTGGCTGTCCACCCACGCGGTCGACATCGCGGTGTACCTCTCGATCGCGACGGCGCTGCTGCGCGCGCTCTCCCGCGTGCTCGCGCCGTACCCTCGTGCTCGCGCGGTCGTCGAGGTCGTCGCGGCCCTGTCGCCCGACGTGGTGCGCGCGGTCACCGAGCTCGCGTCGCTGCGCCCGCGCGCCCCTGCGCCGCCGTCCGTCGGACCGCTCGCGCCGCCGCCGGAGTCGCCGTGAGGCGCGCCCTGCTGGCGCTGGCGCTCACCGGGTGCCCGCGGATGCCCCCGGTGTCCGGCTGTAGCCCGATGGCGCAGACCTGCATCAACGACGCCCCGCACGTCTGCTCCGCGTCGCAGCGGTGGCAGCGCGCGGGTGACCTCGCGTGCGCTGCCGTGGGCGGGGTCTGCGCTGTGCTCGAGGGGAGGGCGTACTGTGCTGCCGCTCACGACTGATCGGGCGCGCGCCTTCGCGGACCATCTCGCGGGTCTGCACCGCGCGACGATCGTAGCGCCGACCGACCCCGCCGCAGTCGGCGCGCGGGCGATCATCGCGGCGCTGGCGCACCTGTCCCCCGTTCTCGACCAGATTGCCGCCGACCTGGAGACGCACCTCGAGCGGGTCAGCATCTGCATCCCGACGCCGGGTGGCTCGCTCATCCTGCTGTCTCCCTCTGCCGTTGCCGACCCGGTGCGGTACGCGATGACCGCGGCGCACGAATGCCAGCACGCCGCGCAGCGCGAGGCGCTTGGCTTCGGCCAGGTCATCATCGACTACGTCGCATCGCCTGAGCTACGCGCCCGCGCAGAGGCCGACGCGTACTCTGTCGGGCTGTACGTGGCGTACCTGCTGACCGGCGTGCTGCCCACGGTCGACGCCGCGGTGGCGTCCCTCGCGAGCGACACCTACCACCTGGCGCCCGACGAGGTGGAGCTGGGCCGCGGCGTGCTGCAGTCGCACGTCGAGACGATGTCACAGGGCCTCGCGCCGCCGCTGCGCGTGGCCGTCGAGGCGCTGGCGTGGCTCCGAGCTAATGATGCGATCGTCGGGCGGGCGCTGTGACCCTCATTGTCGACGGCCAGCGGGTTGAGACGCCCGGCCTGGAGACCATCTCCTGGCTGGACGACCCGAAGGTGCCGCGTGTGAAGGACGGCCGGCGTCGCGTGCCGCAGAGCGCCCGGGCCATCGTGCTGCACACCGTGCACGGCAAGCTCGGGCCGATCAGCGACGTGCCTAGCGTCCCGAGCGTGCGCGCCGAGCGGTACGCCCGCTATCAGGCCGGGACCGCCCGTGAGGTGTCCTGGCACATCACCGTCGACACCGACGGGACCATCGTCCAGTCGGCAGACGTCGCAGCCTGGACCTGCTGGCACGCCACGGCGGTCAACGGATGGACGATCGGCATCGAGCTGGTGCAGGAGGTCGACGGCACGGTCTACCGCCCGCAGCTCGCCGCGGTGGTCGCGCTCTGCGACCTGCTCTGCGCCCGCCTCGCGATCGAGCGCCGGGTGCCAGCGCGTGCCGGCGTCCCGATCGTCGGCGTGGTGCCGCGGCTGACGGGAACGGACGGGCCGTGGTCGGGCGTCTTCGGCCACCGCAACCAGACCCGCCAGCGCGGCCCCGGTGACCCCGGCAGCTCCGTCTTCCTGGCGCTGCTCGCCGCGGGGTACGCGGGCGTCGAGCCATGAGCCGCGCCCTCTACGTGCTGCTGGTGCACGGCCCCGTCGAGGCCCTGCGCCGCGGCCTGTTCGCGCTGCTGGTGTGGGCGATGCGCGGCTGGTGGCCGTGATAGGCTAACGCCATGGACCGGGGCCGGGACCGCCGCGAGGCGACCGCACTGCCCCGGTGTTTTGCCCGTCGCCCGCGCACCGAGTAGAGTCGGCCCGTCGACCCCTCCCTCGTCAGGCGCGCGCCCACCCGGTCCTCTGCCGGGTGGGCGTTCGTTTTAGCGGGCGGCGCGGTAGCGTGCGAGAGCAGCGGCGCGAGCGGTACGCGTGGCCTCACCGGGGACCGGCCACGGCACACCCGTGCGTCGCGCGGCGAGACGGAGCGACGCCCAGGTGCACCCGAGGGCGCGAGCGGCGTCGGCGGGCGTACCGGCCGCGAGGGCCGTGACGATCGCAGCGCGCACGGCCTCGGCGCCGCCCTCGCGTCGGAGCTGGGCGAGGGTGCTGCTCACGCCTCCACCGCCTCGCACGCGCGCTCCCAGGCCGTCTCGTCGGCGTGCCGGAAGCTCTCGCAGATGGACTCCTGCGCCGCGTAGTCCAGCGCCGCGGGGTCGACGCCGATCTCCACGCGGCCGACGCCGTCGCGCCACACCTGGAGCTCGACGCCGTCGACCGTCGTGCACGTCGCGCGGTAGGTCGATTCGTCGCAGCGCGCGAGCCTCGCGTCGACGAAGACCACGGCGGTGGGATACGCCCTCTCCAGCGCCGCGGAGAGGGCGTCTTCGTAGGTGCCGAGGGCGTCGTCGCCGAGCAGGTCGGCGGCGCTGATGGAGAGCGAGTAGGTGAGCGCGATTGTGTTGAGCATGGTGGTCTTCCTCGGGCGTCAGGTGCCCTCACGGCCGCAAGCCCGCCCCCTCGCGGGGTACGGGCTGTGGGCGAGCGGGGCGGTGGCGATCAGGCCATCGCCGCCATCGAGGCCATCGTCTCGATCGCGTCGCGTCGCGTCGTGATGTAGCTGGCGCTGCTGATCCGGCCGTCGCGGCTCGTCACGACCCACTCGCGACCGCTCTCGGTGCGCGACGCCTCCCACGCGAGGTCGGCCGACACGTAGAAGCCGGTGTGCACCTCGACGACCCGCACGCCGTGGAGAGTCTTGACGGTGCCGTAGACGCGGAAGCTCTCGGGGGCGGAGGGGCTGAGGCAGATGGTCGGGTTGCGGGTCGTCATGGCGGTGGTCTTCCTTCGTCGGCTGCGGCGTCTAGTGCCCTGCTGACAAACCTAGACTATGCCCGGACGAAGATAGACGCAAGCTCTTCGACCACGCGCCGCGCATTATTCTGCAAACCGCTGGATATCTAGGCGTTTTCGAGCAGCGCCGCGAGGGCTGCGACCTCGACGCGCAGCCGGGCGCACTCGCCGTCGAGGGCGTCGTGCGCCGCGATCAGGGCGTCCGCTACGCGCTGCGGCTCAAGCGCGCACCCGGTGCCACCGGGAATAGCGCGTGAGGTGAGGCGCAGGATCTCGTCGACGCACGGCGCCGCCGCGGTCGCCTGCTCGCGCCAGTAGTCCGCGAGGCTGCGGGCATCGGCGATAGCCGCGAGTACCGCTCGCACGTCCTCGGCCTCGACGACGACGGCACGCATGGCCCTGTCGCGCGTCGCCGCCCGCAGCCGCGCGACGGCGATCACAGCGCCTCCAGGGCCGCGTCGAGCGCTGCGCGTGCGGCGTCGAGGCGAGCATTGATCGCGTGCACCTCAGCGGCCCCCGCATCGGCCGTGATGTAATCGGCCCACGCCGCGTCGTGCTGCTCGCGCACCGCCCGCTCCGCACGCACCGCCGCCGCGAGCGCAGCGTGCGAGGCGCGGGCGTCCGCGAGATCCACCCGCGTCACCACCAGCGCGGCGAGGCGCTCAGCGTCGCGATCGTCCCGCGCCCGCGCGGCCTCCATGGCGTCGGGGGCGACCAGCTCCAGGACGGCGTCGCGCTCCTCCTCGGCTGCGTACCGTGCGCGCTCCGTCGCCTCCAGCGAGCAGTTCGCGCGCGCGAGACACTCCCGTAGCCGGGCGCACTCTGCCTCCGCGGCCTCCCGCCGGGCGCGCTCCGCTGCGACCGCGGCACGCACCGCCTCAGCGAGGGCGCCGCCCATGATCTCTGCTGCGTAGTCCGTCATCGTCCTGCCTCCCACACGTCCACCATCACCTCACGCAGCGCCGTTGCGCTCCGCAGCGTCACCGTCCCGCCCGCATCCAGCGCGTCCCCGAGGGCCAGCGCCGCGTCGGCCAGATCGCCCCACCGCCCATGCGACGCGTCGGTCCACGCGCCGACCGCAGCCCACACGACCGTCGCCGCGCGCTCGGCCGGCGTCCCCTCGGGCAGCGCGCCGCGTGCGGCCACGAGCCAGCGCGACTCGCGCACGGCGTCGATGGGCGTCTGCGCGTACAGCGACGGCGCCGCACGGTCGATGAGCGCCCGCAGGACGCGGTAGGCCGCGCGGACCTCGTCGGCGTCCCTCGGCCCGCAGCGGAGGCAGCGGTCCACCGCCGCGAGCCACAGCACGCGCTCGATGGCCGCAGGCGAGGGGACGACGACCGCGAGCCGCTGGCGTAGGAGCGCGGCCCTCACGCGGCACCTGCCAGCGCGCGTCCGCCGGCGCTCACCAGCGCCTCGGCCACCTGGCCGCACACGCTGTTGCCCGCGAGCTCGATCTGCTGCGTCTTGGTGAGGCGCTTCCCGTCGCACTCCAGGTCGATGATGTAGTCCGCGGGGAAGCCCTGGGCGTTGAAGAGCTCGCGCGGCGAGAGCATCCGCATCCCGATGTCGGTGATCGCGTAGTCCTGCCCGTGGATCGTTACGAGGCCGAATCGGTCCTTCGTCGGCACAGTGCGGATCGGGTCGAAGAGCGATTGCCCCTCTCGCTCCGAGCCGTAGTACGCGACGAGGAAGGCACGCACCGACTCGCGTCGGTCGCGCTCGGGCGACAGGGTCACGGTCGCGAGGGAGTGGTGATCAATGGTCGTCACCGTGCCGAGCGGGAGGCCCATCTGCTGGCCGACGACGCCCGTGTAGTGCTTCGACAGGAACGCACTCACGAGCGCGTGCTTGCCGCCCGACACCACCGTGCCGAGCGGCTTCCCGATGTCGAGTGCGCGGGGCGTCTGGCCCTCCCGCTCGCCGTAGCCCGTCTGCACCAGCGAGGGCGCGACCAGCGCGAGCTCCCCGCGGTTGGCACAGGTCACCGTGCGCATGGGCACGTCGAGGGAGTACACGCGGTCCCCGCCCTGGTGGGTCAGAGGCACGATGAAGGGCCGGGCGCTCTCGATCACGTAGCGCCGCAGCCCGGCGGCAATGCGGCGCAGCGTGGCCTCCGCGAGCGGGCGCTTGCGGTCGAAGATGCTCGGGCACGGCAGAGACCAGTCGATGATGGAGGCCGCGGTGTTCCACGGCTGCGCGTGGCCCTTGCCGTGCGAGCCCGCGGGCCAGACGATCGGGCGACCCTTGCGGACGGCCTTCAGGAAGAGGCGCTTGCGGGTCGTGGGCGTGCCGTAGTTGGCCGCGACCAGTACCCGGTACTCGACGTCGTACCCGCAGTCGACCAGCGCCGCGAGCCACGCGCGGAAGTCGGCCCCGCGCACGGAGCGGTCGGGCTTGCCGTTCTCGTCGAGCGGACCCCAGTCCTGAAACTCCTCGACGTTCTCAAGGAAGATCTCTTCGGGCTGCACCTCGCGCGCCCACTTCACGACGACGCCGGCGAGCCCGCGCACCTCGCGTGAGCGGGGTTGAGCGCCCTTCGCCTTCGAGAAGTGCGTGCAGTCGGGGCTGAACCAGGCGCGGCGCACGCGGCGCCCGGCGCACACGGTCCGCGGGTCGACCGCCCAGATGTCCTCGCACTCGTGGTGCGTGTGCGGGTGATTGGCCGCGTGCATCGCGATCGCGGCGCGCGAGTGGTTCACCGCGATGGTGATGGGTCGCCCGGTCGCGCGCTCGATGCCTGTCGAGGCACCACCGCCGCCTGCGAAGTTGTCCACGTCGATCTCGTCGAGAGCGCCACCAATGTAGTCGAAGCCCATCAAATCACCCCCGGCCCGTCGACCCGCACCCAGCGCCACGCGTCGCCCTCGACGCGGGCGACGTACCACCCGCCGCGTCGTCGGCAGTAGAGCGCCATCACCGCACCCACCCCCACGCGCCGCCGCCGCCGCAGAGCATGGACAGCCCCGCCACCGCGTCGGCCGTCGACAGCGCGCCGCTCCCGTCATCGGCGTGGTCGATCTCGCCGCGGCTGTCGACGTGCTCGACGTCCGCGAGCTCGCACGTCAGCGAGTCGAGAGCGAGCGCCCTCAGCGCCACGGCCTCGAGCTGGCGTACGCGCTCGCGCGTCAGGTTCATGCTCGCCCCCACCTCGTCCAGCGTCTCGCCGCCGCGGTCGGCCACGTCCAGCGCGCAGGTGTCGCGCATGGCGTCCAGGTCGGGCTCGCCGTCGCCGCTGGGGACGGTCACCTTGAGGTTGCCGGTGCCCTCGTGCACGTCCAGCGCGAGGTGCTGCGCGCACGACACCCACGGGCAGGGCCGCGCGGCGTTGCTCCCGCCCGCGAGGCAGTCGCCGCGAGTCGCCGGGCGCTCGTAGAGCGCGTGCTCCGCGACGGGGTAGAGCGTCGCGCCGACGACCAGGAGGCGCTTCGAGGCGCGGGACATCGACAGCGTGCGCGCCCTCGGGCCGCTGCGGTGCTGCCGCGCCTCTGCCGCGGGTGAGCGCCCGCAGCGGCCGCACGACTGCCGCGCGCGCGGACCGCGGAGCTGCGACCCGGTGGCGATCGTCTCGCCGCCGCAGTCGCACAGGCAGCGCCACCGCGCGCCACCGTGGTGGTCGACGCCCATCACGACGTCGCGCGCCACGACGAGGAGACGCCCTGAGCGCACGCCCGTCATGTCGATCAGCCCGCGCTTCGGCCGCGACGCAGCCCACGTCCCGACGACTGTGGCCACGTCCGGCGGCGGGGCCGCGCCCCCGTCGGCGGCGCTCACGCGCGCTCCAGCACGGTCACTAGCGCGTAGCCCGCGACGGGCGCGTCCGTCGACAAGCGCCTTGCGCCGCTGAGGTCCGCGCCGCGGAGGTTCGCGCCGCTGAGGTTCGCGCAGCTGAGGTTCGCGCAGCTGAGGTACGCGCCGCGGAGGTTCGCGCCGCTGAGGTTCGCGCCGGTGAGGTTCGCGCCGCGGAGGTCCGCGCCGTAGAGGTCCGCGCCGCTGAGGTTCGCGCCGCTGAGGTTCGCGCAGCTGAGGTTCGCGCTGCTGAGGTACGCGCAGCTGAGGTTCGCGCAGCTGAGGTCCGCGCCGCTGAGGTCCGCGCCGCGGAGGTACGCGCCGTAGAGGTCCGCGCCGCTGAGGTCCGCGCCGTAGAGGTTCGCGCTGCTGAGGTACGCGCCGCGGAGGTTCGCGCCGCTGAGGTTCGCGCCGCTGAGGTTCGCGCTGGTGAGGTCCGCGCCGTAGAGGTACGCGCGGGCGAAATCCCGTTCGCCCGTCGCGTATCGCTCTGTGATCGTCGTCATCGTCGTCATCTCCCTCGGAGTCGTCGCCGCTCCCTCCGCTGCGCCCTCGGGTGCAGTCGAGGCAGCGGCGGGCCGTAGCCCGCCCCGCGTGTCAGGCGTTGGCCGTCTCGACCGCACGGCGGGCCGCGATCACGTACTTGTCGCGAGCGCCATCGTTGGCCTTCAGAACCTGGAGCGTGCCGCCGCGAACGAAGGCATCGAAGGCCGCAAACGTGCGAGATACGAGTGCTCCCTGCCCCATCAAGCCTGCGTGGTTGGCGCGGCTCGCGATGTAGTTCCGCAGCATGAGCGCGGGGTGAAACTTGCTGAGATTCTCGCCAGTCCGCAGCATCAGCGCGAACTCGCACGCGCGTGCGGGCTGAGAGTGCCACGACACCACAAGGCTGCCGGTGACGGCTGCGGGGAGCGCGCGCAGGGTGTGATGCACCGTCCCTACGGCAGACCAGATCGCGGTCGTAGCTGCGCTGTGGTCACGAACCGCAGAACGCAGACGATCGGCGGTCAGGCGTCGCGCGTCGACCCGCGAGAAGTCCATCAGGCAGGCCGCCATCGCGTACGTGGCGTTCTGCGTGCACGTCAGCTTTAACCCGTCGCTGATAGCCAGGACGTCGCGGGCACTGCGGACGGTCCCCCCGGTGTCGATCGCATCCACGGCGATCATAGGCAACCCTCGGGTCACCTCGATGTGTACCCCGATGCCAGCCTCAACGATCGCGCGAAGCCGGTGCTGCCCATCGTAGAGAGCGCCGTCAGTTCCGAACGCAATCCCTTGATGCGTGGTGTGCCACTCGCCTCGACGGATGATGTTTGCGAGCGTCTCCACGACGTTCTTCCTCAACTGTCGGTTGTTGGTGTTGCTCTTGAGCCACTCAGCCGCGAGCGCGGGCGTCACCAGCATCACGGCGCGGGTGACCGCAGCCGCGGGCGTCGTCGGCTTGTGCGTCGTGAACTGCAGGGTCTTTTCGGTCTTCTTCGTCGTCGTCATCGTCGTCTCCCTCGGATCGTCGCGTTCGTGCGCCGCTCCCTCCGCGCCCCCCTCGGGGGGCGTCGAGGCAGCGGCGGGCCGTAGCCCGCCCCGCGTGTCAGGCCTCGGCCGCGGGCGCCGCCGGGGGCGTCAGCGCGGCGGTGAGCCGCCCCTTGGCGTCGGGCACACCGAGCGCCGTCGCGCGCTTGATCGCCGCGCGAAAGGCCGTGACTTTCGAGTGAACCGCGGCCGTCGAGATCGAGCGCAGCACGCGCACCGCGTCGGCAACCACGCCGTCCCCGTCCTCGTCGTCCGCGTGGCGGGTGATCTCGGAGAGCGCGTCCAGCGCCGTCGCGAGGGGCGGGTCGATGGCGCCCGACAGCACCGACTGCACCTCCGCGATCGTCAGCGCGTAGCCCAGCTCCGTGAGCCGCTCCGACGCTAGCGTGCGCCCGTGGTCCGCGCGCCCCGTGGCGTGTAGCGACGGCGCCGCGAGCGCCCAGGCGGCGTGCAGGTCGCGCAGCGAGGCGACATCATCGAGCGTCGCGCGCCACGCCTCCAGCGCGGCGAGGGAGACGTCAGGCACCTCGGCGCGAGCGGGCGCGCTACCGCGCCGGATCTCCTCGGCCTCATCGGGCTCATACAGACCGCCGCAGACGTCCGGGTACACCGCGCGGGCCAGGGCGGCACCGCAGCGGGCGCGGAGCATCGCCTCGGGGTGGGCGCGCCAGGTCTGCGACCCGGTGAGTCCGGCGCGCGTCGCCATCGCGATCGTGTAGGTGAGCGACGTGGGCGTGGCGTCACCGACGCGCGTGGTGGTGATGGTGCACTCCGCCGCGGTCGAGTCGACCACGTGCCACTCCGCGCACACCGCCGCCCGCTTCACGAGGCCCACCATGGCGTCGGCAGAGAGGCTGACCTTGCCCTTGACCAGCGCGATGTTGCGCGCGCTGGCCATCGGCGAGAAGCCCAACTCGTCACCCGCGAGGATGATTGCAAAGGCCGTGTCGGCGCTCTTCACTTCGCCGCTGAAAACACCCGCGCGGTAGAGCTTCTCCGCGACCTTCTCCATCGTCGAAAACTTCTCGCTGTCGATCATCGTCGTCTCCTCCTGGTGTCTCTGGTCAGGGCTTGCGGGCGCGCATCCGTGCGGCCTCGCGCAAATCGTGAGTCGTGCGTGCCTCGGACGTCGAGGCGCGTCGCGCCGCGAGGTAGCGCGCCAGCGCCTCGTCGGCCGCGATCGAGAGTGTGTCCAACGCCATCACCGGGTCGGGCGGCGGCACTCGCGCCGTGATGCGCGGGCGACACAGGCAGTACCCCTGGACGTCCAGGCCACAGCGCGGGTACGCCTCGCACCCGTCGGGCGGCTCCAAACTCACGCCTGCACCTGCTCTACGCCCGACCCGCGGCAGGCGATGCAGGTGTGGCGATCGGTCACGCCCTCGCCCGTGCCCGCGCACCAGCCGCAGTACCCGGGCTCCGCGGGGCCGTCGAGCGCCTCCACGTCCTCGGCGGTGACGTAGTGATCGGCCAGCGCCACCGGGAGCGCCGCGTCGATCGCAGCGGCGAGCGTCTCGCCCGACGCGATCAGGGCCGTGGCGGCGGGCTGCTCGGGGTCGGTGATGGCCCAGCCGGCGAGCGTCGGGCCGATGGCGAGGTCAGCGGCCTCCAGGAGGCGAAGGGCGCCGAGGCGGTACGGGGTGAGCAGGGGCATCGGGGCGCTCACGCCGACACCAGCATCGCGCTGCGGGCGCTGCGCAGGGCCTCGACCGCCGTCCGCACGTCGGTGGGGAGGTCGGTCGCCAGGAGCCGGTCGCACTCCCGGATGGTCGCCGGGGCGTTGACGCAGGCGGCGCGGGTCTGGCGCGCAGCGGCGTTGCCGAACGCGGCGGCGATGGCGCGAAGGGCCGCGAGCTTCGGGTCGATCGCCGGGGCGTCGTAGGAGGGGCCGGTGTGGGGGGCGACGAAGTGCTGAGCTGCGTACACGGTGATCCTGCCGCGGCGGGGGGTTGATCCGCTGCGGTGACCATTGAGTAGGCCCTCCCGCGACGGCGTGCAAGAAAAAAGTAAACGGATAATAACTTTGCACCAACGCGCGGTCTGTGTACTGTGCAGCGCATGGACCACCCGATTGCCTCCCTCCGCACCAGACAGCACCTCTCCCGCACCGAGCTCGCCCTGCGCGCGGCCGTGCGCCGCGGCACCATTGAGCGCGCCGAGAGCGGCTTGGGCGTCAGCGTCCGCTCCGCGCTGCGGATCGCTCGCGCCCTCGACGCCACGGTCGAGAGCCTCTTCGCGGGGTGCCTGTGAGCCGCGCGTCACGCGATTACGCGCTGTCGCTGCTGGTCGTCACGACCGGCGGCGCGCTGGTGCTCGTCGGCGCCGTCGTCGCCGGGCTGCTCCTCGCGGGCGCGGGCTGCGTCGCCTGCGCCCTGACCGCGGACGGGGCTGGCGCGTGAGCCGCCCTGCTCTCGTCGCCGCCCTGGCACGCCTCGCGCGCCTCGCGATCGCGATCGCCCACGACCTGCCCCCCGTCGTCCACCCCGACGCCGTGCGCCTCGTCGCTCGCGCGTGCGACGTCCTCGACGCCGTGCGCCACGCCGCGCGCCGGGGTGAGTCGTGACCGCCGCCGCATGGCTCACCGCGCTGCTCCTGGCGGTGCCTGTGCCCGCTCGCGAGCGCGCCTGTATTCTCGCCCGTCGCGAGGCAATCGCCGCCTCTGCTGACGCCGCCGCGGCCGCGCACCACGTACCCGTCGCCCTGCTCCTCTCGGTCGCCTACCTGGAGTCGCACCTCGGGTGCGCCGCGCGGTCGGGCGGGTGCTGGGGCGCGCCGATCAGCCGCACCCGTCGAGGCGTCGCGGGCGGCCCCGACCGCGCGGCGTCGGCCCTCGCGCTGGGCTACCGGCGCTGCGGGCAGACCGACGAGGGCGCCGTGTCGTCGTTCCGCTGGGGCCGGTGCCGCGTGCCGCCGGGCGCGCATGGCTACGGCCCCGCCGACGTGCTCCGACTCGCCGCACGCGTGGCCGCTCGGGTGACGCCGTGACGCTCGAAAACCTGTGCAAAACGCCGTGGCCCTGGTTCGGCGGCAAGGCCGACGCGGCAGAGGCGGTATGGGCCGCGCTCGGTGATGTGGACCACTACGTCGAGCCGTTCGCCGGGAGCCTCGCGGTGCTCCTGCGCCGCCCGCACGAGGCCAATCGCACCTACCACAGCGAGACGGTCAACGACCTCGACGCGCTGCTCTGCAATGCGTGGCGGGCAATCGCACGCGACCCTGACGCGGTGGCCGAAGCGGCGTCGTGGCCAGTGTGTGAGGCCGACCTCCACGCGAGGCACCTCGCCCTGCTCGCGTGGCGGGCGGCGGGCAACGCCGAGAGGCTCATGGCCGACCCCGACTTCTACGACGCGCGCATGGCCGGGTGGTGGGCATGGGGGCAGAGCGCATGGATCGGCGCGGGCTGGTGCTCAGGCCGCGGGCCGTGGGTCGTCGGCGCGGACGGGCGTATCACGAAGCGCACGGACGGCGCCGTCGGCGTGAAGCGGCAGATACCGCACCTCGGGAACAACGGGCAGGGCGTGGCGCACGCGAACGCGAGGGAGCCGGGGGTGGCGCGGCAGATCCCGCACGTCAGCGACAACGGGCGCGGCGTGGCGCACGCGAACGCGAGGGAGCCGGGGGTGCACCGCAAGATCCCGCACCTCGGGAACAACGGGCAGGGCGTGTCGCACGCGAACGCGAGGGAGCCGGGGGTGGGCGACTACCACCCGATGACCATGCCGGAGCTCACGCGGTGGCTGCGCTTCCTCAGCGCCCGCCTTCGGCACGTCAGGATACTCAACGGCAAGTGGGAGCGGGCGTGCACAAGCGGCGCGCTTCAATCGCTCCCGGTGCGACAGGGCGGGCATTGCGGTGTCTTCCTCGACCCGCCCTACGACAACGCCGTGCGAAACGCGGACCTCTACACTGAGGACGGCGGCACACCCGCCGCCGACGCGCGCGCGTGGTGCGTCGAGAACGGCGCCAACCCGCGGTACAGAATCGTGCTCGCGGGATACGACGCGGAGCACGGCGATCTCGCGCGCGCCGGGTGGCGAGAGGTCGAGTGGTTCCGCACCGGGTTCTTGAAGGGGGGCATGGCGCAGCAAGGCGAGGACGGTCACCAGCAGGGGCGCGAGCGGCTGTGGCTGTCGCCGCACTGCCTCGGGGCTACCGTCGCGCGGCAGGGCTCCCTTTTCGGCGGTGTCGCGTGAGCGCCTACGTCCCCGACGCGACCGGCGTCCCCGCGCTCTGGCCGTGGGTGCTGTCGCTCCCGCCGCGCGATCACTGCGCTACTCGCGGGTGCGCCGGGCGCCCGCCCAAGCCCCGCCCCGGCGACCCCCCCGCGGCCCTCGCCCTGTGCATGGCGTGTCGCGTGCCCGCTGGCCCGCAGCCATGCGCCGCGGCCGGGTGCGCGGGCGTCGCGAGGCCCATGCGCGCGAGCCGCTATCGGGAGCTGGAGCCCTACTGCCCGCAGTGCCGTCACCGCGGGCACGTCGCAATGATCCGCCGCCGCGCCACACGCGAGACGGTCGCCGCGTACCTGGGCGGAGGTGTGCGGTGACGCGTCGGGTGCGGTGCCCGATGCGCCTCCCCGACGACGACCAGTGCGCCTGTCTCCTCGCCGCCGGCTGGACGCCCTCGTCGCGCCGCGTCGGGGAGTACCTCGACGCGACCGGCGACGGCGAGCCGCGCTGGTGGACGAGGGCGCTGGATCTGATCGCGCGGGACGGTGCGCCGTGAGCGTGCACCTCTACCGCGTGCACCTCGCTGACGGTGGCGTGCGGCGCGTGCGGGTGCGCGTCGAGGGCGGGGCGCGCTACGTCGAGGGCGACCGCTACCCGCTGGACGTCCCCGTCGCCGAAGCCGTCGCCGCGCATGGCCGCTCGCGTGGGTGGGCCGTGGTCGCTGTGTCGGCGCCCCTTGCAGCGCGCTAGCGGCCGCGGTACCATAGCCATCCGCAGCGGGTGCAACCGCTCGGATGAGTGACCGACTATTGCGCCGGGGAGAGCGCAGCCGATGACCGACATTACCCTCAGACCGTACCAAGAGCAAGCCATCGCCAGTGTGCGAGCGGCCTACCGCAAACACCGCCGCGTGCTGCTGGTCGCGCCCACGGGCTTCGGCAAGACGGCCACCGCCGCCGCGCTCATCCGCTGGGCCGTTGCGAAGGGGCGGCGCGTGGTCTTCGTCGTGCACCGTCGCGAGATCGTGTTGGACACCGCGCGGCGCATCCCCGGCGCGGGCGTCGTGATGGCGGGCCATCCGCGCACCGACGCCCCGGTGCAGGTCTGCAGCATTCAGACGCTGGTCGCACGCGAGGCAAGCCCGCCGGCCGACCTGCTCATCTGGGACGAGGCCCACCATTGCGCCGCCGACACCTACCGCGAGATCGCCGCGCAGTACCCCGGCGCATGGCACCTCGGCCTGACCGCAACCCCAGAGCGCGCCGACGGCGTCGGGCTGCGGGATGCGTTCGACGAGATCATCGTCGGGGCGACCGTCAAGGAGCTGCAGGCGGGTGGCTACCTGGCCGAGTGCGACGTCATCGCCGCGACCACGCGAGAGTCCGCGCTCGCCATGGACCCGGTCGACGCGTGGCGCGAGTACGCGGGCGGCCGGCCGACCGTGGCGTTCCACAGGCTGGTGGCCGAGAGCAAAGAGTTCGCCTCGCGCCTCGGGCCGATGGCCGCGCACATCGACGGCGAGACGCACTCCCGCGAGCGCGACTCCGCGCTGGCCGCGTTCGCGGCGGGCGAGCTCGTCGTGCTCTCGAACGTCTACGTGCTGACTGAGGGATGGGACGCACCTCGAGCAAAGGTGTGCTTGCTCGCCCGCGGCTGCGGCGCGGAGGGCACCTACCTGCAAATGGTCGGGCGTGTGCTGCGACGCCACGGCGATGAGCGCGCCCTGGTGGTCGACCTCGCGGGCGTGGTCAGGGAGCATGGGATGCCGGATGAGGACCGCGAATTCACGTTGGACGGCATCCACCGCCGGGCCGCGGACGACCGGGAGTGGCTCTGCCAGTGCCGCACCTGTGGCGCGGTCGTGCGTGGCGTCGCGCGAGGCCCTGCGTGCCGCTGCGGCGCGCCGTGGCCCCCGCCCCCGGCGACGGCCATCGAGGAGCGCCCCGTGGTAGCGGTCGCCGCGGTCGCGACCCGGCGCGAGCGGGCGACGGTGCTGGACGCGCTGACCGCCACGGCACGGGCCAGAGGGTATAAGCCCGGGTGGGTGGGCGTCAGGTTCAAAGAGCAGTTTGGCTTCTGGCCGAAGGGAGTAGGACAATGAGCGAAGGCGCGATTCAGGACGAGATCCGGCTGGCACTGTCGGAGGAGCCGGGGCTGGTGCTGTGGCGCAACAACGTCGGGGTCGCCATGCATCGCGGCGCGCGCGTGGTGTACGGCCTGGCGGTCGGTAGCGCCGACCTCATCGGGTGCCTCGACGGGCGCTTTGTCGCCCTCGAGGTCAAGACGCCCACGGGGAGGCTCGCGCCCGACCAGCGGCGCTGGGCCGACCTGGTGCGCGCACGCGGCGGCTTCGTCGCGACGGTGCGGTCGGTCGCCGAAGCGCGCGCCGCCATCGCAGAGGCGCGCCGATGATCGCGTGGGAGTCCTACGGCAACCGCTGGCGGCTGCACCCGGGCGTGTCGGACACGATCGCCAGGGCCATCCGTGACCACGGCCTCGCGACGATGTGCAGCCGCATCGGCGTGGACGAGATCGCGCTGGAAACCGCCGCCTACGCAGGCATCGCGCGCCCCGAGACGGTCGAAGCCATCAGGGCGTGGCTACGCTGACCTGTTGACAACCTGCATAGGTCCGGCGTAGGTCTAGCGCATGAAGCCTACCCCCGTTCTCCTCGACCAGATTGACCGTGACCGCCTCAGTGCCGAAGCCGAGCGGCTGGGGACGTCTCGAGCCGCCATCATCCGACGGTTGATCCGAGAGCACCTATCGGCCCCGACGAAGGGGTCCGCGCAGTGACCCCCCGCGAGATCGCCGCGAAGTTCGCGGCCGCACACCCCGCGGCCGCACCGCGCCAAGAGCCCGAGCAGGGCGTCATCATCGGCCGTCGCAAGCGCCCCGACAAGGGCGAGCTGCGCCTGTCGAAGCACGAGTACAACGGCCGACCGTACTACCGCCTCGCGATCTGGGATGGCTTGTGGCCGGAGAAGGGCAAGCAGGTCTCCATCCGCGAGTCCGAGCTGGCCGAAATCGTGGCGTGGCTGTGTGACGCGATGGAGAGTGCGAAGTGATCGAACACGCTCTCGCCTACGCGGCGCGCGGCTGGCGGGTGTTCCCCATCTACGAGTGCCGCGCCACGGGCACCCAGTGCTCGTGTGGCAACCGGAAGTGCAGCTCCCCCGGGAAGCATCCGCGCACGAAGACCGGCCTTAAGGAAGCTACCCTCGACGCCACGCAGATCCGTGCTTGGTGGCGGCAGTGGCCCAGCGCCAACATCGGCATCGCCACGGGCAAGGGGCTGGTTGTGGCGGACATCGACCCGCGGCACGGTGGCGACGAGAGCTGGGATGCCCTGGTCGAAGAGCTCGGGCCGTTGCCCGATACCGTCGAGGCCCAGACCGGCGGCAGCGGCCGACACGTTTATCTCAAAGAGCCCGAGGGGACGACCGTTCGCAACTCCGCTTCGACGCTTGCCCCCGGCGTCGACATCCGCGGCGAGGGCGGCTACGTCGTGGCCCCGCCGTCCAACCACGTCTCCGGCGGGGTGTACTCCTGGGAGGCATCCAGCGACCCCACCGACGGCGTGGCGCTGGGCGAGATGCCCCCCGCCTGGCTCGCGCGGATTGCCACGCCGAAGCGTTCCGCCGCGCCGGTCGAAGCCGTTGCCGCTGTCGTGGGCGAGGGTGGGCGCAACAACGCGCTCTTCTCCCTCGGACGGTCGCTCCGGGCGAAGGGACTCGACGCCGGCGTGATCCTCGCCACGCTCACCGCGCACAACGCCGTCGCCTGCGTACCCCCGCTGGACGATGCCGAGGTCGAGACCATCGCCAGGAGCGCCTGCTCCGTCGCGCCGGGCCTGTCGCCGGAGTACGCCGCGAAGGTCCGACGACAGCTCGAACCCCCGGCGGTAGCGGCGATGATCGACGTCCTGCAGACCACGACCGACGAAGCGGACTGGATGGACAAGCTGCACCGCACCGCCAAGGGCGCGATCAAGAACACCTTCGCCAACGTGTGCTGCCTCCTGCGACACGCTCCCGAGTACGCGACGCTCCGATTCAACGCGATGACCGTCGCGCCTGAGATCGAGGGCGCGATGCTCTCCGACGCTCGCCTGGGCGCCATCCGCGAGGACATGGAGAACCGCTACGGCTTCTCGCCCGCTAACGACGCGCTGTGCCAGGCGATCGTCACCGTTGCCAGCGAGCGCAGTTATCACCCGGTGCGTCAGTACCTCGAGGGGCTGGTCTGGGACGGCGTCCAACGGCTGGACACCGTGGCGCAGGTCTACCTCCGCGCCGAAGCCACGCCGATCAATGTCACGTGCATCCGGGCGTGGTTCGTCAGCGCCGTGGCGCGCACCCTCACGCCCGGCTGCAAGGTCGACACGTGCCTGGTCCTCGTCGGCCCGCAGGGCGTCGGCAAGTCGAGCTTCTTCCGCATCCTCGGGGGCGAGTGGTTCGCCGACACCGCCGTCGACCTCGAATCGAAGGACGCCATGATGCAGATCAACCATGCGTGGATCTATGAGCTCGGCGAACTCGACCACGTGACCGGCCGCGCCCACGCAGGGCGCATCAAAGCGTTCGTCAGCTCCCAGGTGGACAAGTACCGCGCGGCCTACGCACGGGCGGTCAGCAGCCACCCGCGCTGCAACGTCATCGTCGGGTCGACCAACGAAGACGCCTTCCTGGCCGACCCGACCGGCGACCGGCGCTTCTGGTGCGTGCGGGTGCCCGGCGCCATCGACCAGGACGCCCTGGCGCGCGACCGCGACCAGCTCTGGGCGGAGGCCGTGGCGGCATCCCGCGCGAGCGAAACGTGGTGGCTCACCCCCGAGGCCGACGCCGCGCAGCGAGAAGCCGCCGAGGAGTTTCGCACGGTCGACCCATGGGAGGCACGGGTCTCCGAGTGGCTAGACGCCCCCGAGCGGGCGGGAGACGGCGCCAAGGCGCTGACGTCCATCCGCATCCTCACGGCAGCACTGGCGATGGAGCTGGCGCACGCCGGCCAGCGGGAGAGCAACCGCCTCGGCGGCATCATGCGGCGCCTCGGATACCGCTGCCACGTGCTGCGGGTCGACGGGCGCAACGCGCGCATCTGGCAACGCGATCCGTGACGCCGCTACACCCGCTACACCCTGCTACACCCTCGTCGGAGGGAGGGTGTAGCAGCCCAAACGGCTACGCCGCAAGCGTTCCATCACTACTGCTACACCGCTACACCCTCCCGCGTATATGTAAGGGCAGTGTACTGGTGGGCTGTAGGCGGGCGCTCTGAGAATGTGCCCCCCCTCCACGGAAAACAGCCGTAGCGGGCGTAGCGGTGTAGCAGGGTGTAGCGGCTGGACGCCTCGAGGTGGAGGGCGCATGATGGCTGGACGATGCCTGGACCGCCGATCACCCCCGCCGATCTCGCCGTGGCGCTGGACGTCTACCTACGCACCGGGTCGTTCACGCGGGCGGCAGAGGCCATCGGGCGCACGACAGGGGGCGTCGCGAGGGCGCTGCGGCGGCATCCGTCGAAGGCAGATCGTTCCACGGTCTACGCGCGTGAGCTGGACGCCGTCATGAGCGAAGCCGCCCGTCTCCAACGCGTGGCCCTCGCCCGCCTGCGCCCGATGCTGTCGGACGCCGACGCCAAGGTGGCGCAGGGCGCCGTGGCGCAGGTCAACGACACCAGCCGGGCGGCGGGCACGGCTCGCACGGCGCTGGCGAAGCTCACGGGCGAGCACGCTGCGGAGAAGGTCGCGGTAGAGGTCGATGATGACGCCCTGCTCGCCAAGCTCAACCGCCTTACGGGCCGCTGACCTGCGCCGGGAGCTCTCCCCGGCCGAGCGGGCGCGCGCCTTCCACCTGTGGCGCTACTGGGCGCGCCCGGATCAACTCCCGCCCGTCGGTGAGTGGAGGACCTGGCTCATCCTCGCCGGGCGCGGGTGGGGGAAGAGCCGCACGGGCGCCGAGTGGGTGCGCGCCATCGTCGCATCGGGCAAGGCTCGCCGCGTGGCCCTGGTGGCGCGCACCGCCGCCGACGTGAGGGACGTGCTGATCGAGGGCGAGAGCGGGATCCTCGCGTGCTGCCCCGACTCGGAGCGCCCGGTGTGGGAGCCATCCAAGCGCCGGCTGACCTGGCCCAACGGGGCGATCGCGACGACCTACAGCGCCGAGGAGCCCGACCAGCTCCGCGGCCCTCAGCACGACGCGGCGTGGTGCGACGAGCTCGCGGCGTGGCGCTACCCCGACGCGTGGGACCAGCTGCAGATGGGCCTCCGACTCGGCTCCGACCCGAGGGTCTGCGTCACGACCACGCCGCGCCCGACGCCGCTGGTCCGCGCCCTGGCCGCATCGGCGACCACGGCCATCACCCGCGGGCGCACCGCCGACAACGCCAGCAACCTCGCGCCCGGCGTCGTGGCGGCGCTCACAGCCCGCTATGGGTCGACCCGCCTGGGGCGCCAAGAGCTTGACGGTGAGATCCTCGACGATGCCCCCGGCGCGCTCTGGCGGCTGGCGATGTTCGACGCCTCCCGCGTGGACTCCGCGCCCGCCATGAGGCGCGTGGTCGTGGCGATCGACCCGGCGGTGACCGCGCATGAGGGCAGCGATGAGACGGGCATCATCGTGGCCGGGGTCGGCCTCGACGGGCGCGCCTACGTCCTCGAGGATCTCTCTGGCACCTACCCCGCGGAGCAGTGGGCGCGGCGCGCGGTCGAGGCGTACCGCCGCCATCGCGCCGACCGCATCGTGGCCGAGGTCAACAACGGCGGCGACCTTGTGGCGTCGGTCCTGCGCACCGTCGACCCCGCGTGCCACGTCGTGGCCGTGCGTGCGAGCCGCGGCAAGGCGTTGCGGGCCGAGCCCGTCGCCGCGCTCTACGAGCAGGGGCGCGTCTCCCACGTCGGGCTGCTCGCGCGCCTCGAGGACCAGTGCGCCGGGTGGGATCCGGCAACGGACACCTCGAGCCCCGACCGCCTCGATGCGCTGGTGTGGGCGCTCACCGATCTCGTGGTGGACAGGCCGATCGCTCCTTTGCAAGCGCGGCCAATGCTGGTACGGTCGCAGGGCCGCGCATGGTAGCCCCCCTCTCCCGCTCTGAGTACGCCGCCCTACAGGCGCCGCCATCGGCGTTCCTGGCGCGCGCGCCGTACAACGACCGCTTCCAGTACCGGCTGGGGTCCGCGCTCACCCCGCAGGCGCTCTCCGCGGTCCAGCGACAGGCCGACATCGGCTACCTGTGGCAGTGGATCGACGTGCTCGATGAGCTCCGCGAGACCGACCCGCATCTGCATTCGGTGCTCTTCCAACGCGAGGCGCTAGTCGCCGGGAGCGCGTGGCAGATCATCGGCGATGACCAGCGCGTCACCGACTACGTTACGACCGCGCTCAACGATCTGGAGTCGCGCGGCGACATGGCGCTGTCGTTCCGCGACCTCCTCCACCACATGCAGACCGCGGTCTACTACGGGCGCGCGGTCGCAGAGGTCATCTGGTCGCCTGACGGCCGGCGCCCCGAGGCGATCGAGTTCGTCCACCCGCGGCGCCTCGCCTACGCGACCGACTGGCGCATCCACCTCTGGGACGCGACGGGCAGCGGCTACGCGATCGCCGCGGAGCAGACCGCAGCGGAGCGCGCGTTCGCCCTCTTCCCGGGCGTGCCGCTGGACGTGTTCCCGAGCGGCAAGTTTATCGTGCACCGGCCGCGCATCCGCGGCGGCTACCCGACCCGCGAGGGCATCGGGCGCACGGTGTGCTGGTACGCGCTCTTCAAGAAGTTCGGCATGCGCGACCTCCTCGCGTTGACCGAGTGGGCTGGTCGCGGTCTGCGCGTTGGCGAGTACTCCAGCGGCTCGACGCCGGACAGCCCGGTGCGGTCCTCCCCCGAGGACGTAACGGCGCTGCAGGAGGCCATCGAGGCGATGAGCTCGACGGTCTCCATCGTCATCCCCGACACCACCAAGCTGACGGTGCTCGACGCCCCCAACGTCAACGCGCTGCACGAGCACCTGGTCGCGCTCTGCAACGGCGAGATGAGCAAGGCCGTCGTGGGCTCGACGCTCTCCGCGGAGGTCGGCGAGAACGGCGGCAACAGAGCTCTCGGCGAGGTGCACGAGCGCGTCACGCTGATGATCGCCCGCGGCGATGCGGAGGCCGTTGCTAGCACCCTGCGGCGCGACCTGCTGCGCCCGATGGTCGAGAGGATGTTCGGGCGCGGGACGCCTGTGCCGCGGATCGTCTTCGCCACCGACCCGGCGCAAGACCTCACCGAGCTCGCCAAGCGACTCGACGTGGCCGTGCGCGCGGGCGTCCAGGTGTCGCAGCGCGATGCACGCGAGATGCTGCAGTTGCCCGAGCCGCTCGCGGGTGACGCCCTCCTGGTGCCGCGATGATCGACCTGACGCCACCCAAGGCCGCGCAGGAGGCCGCGCGCCGCGCCCTCGAGGTACGCGCCACGAAGCCGCCGAGCGAGCGCGGGATGACGGCCGTGGGCATCGCGCGCGCCCGCGACCTCGCCAACGGCAAGGCGCTCTCCCCCGAGACTGTGCGGCGCATGGTTTCGTTCTTCGCCCGCCATGAGATCGACAAGCAGGGCAGCACCTGGGATGAGCAGGGCAAGGGCTGGCAAGCCTGGCACGGGTGGGGCGGTGACGCTGGCTACGCGTGGGCGAAGAAGGTGGTGGAGCAGATGGATTCCCGGCAGATGTCTTGCGCGATCACGATGACCGCGGACCCCGTCTCGCAGAGCGTCATCCAAGTGGCGCGATGCGGCACCTACGATGGGCATTCGCAGGGCGCTTTCGCCTTCGACCCGGCGACCTTCGACGCGATCATCCGCAACTTCGACGCGACCGAGAACCGTCGCGTCCCGGTCGACTACGAGCACGCCAGCGAGATGCCAACGGCACCCGGCGTGATGCAGAACGGCGCGCCCGCGGTCGGGTGGATCACGCACCTCGAGAACCGCGGCGAGGCCGGTCTGTACGCCTCCGTTGACTGGGTCGACCCGCAGGCCGTAGAGCGCATCCGCATGGGGCAGTACGCGTACTGCTCGCCCGCGGTGGTGTTCGGCGCGATCGACCCCGCATCCGGCGAGGGCATCGGCCCGAAGCTAACCTCTGTCGCGCTGACCAACCGGCCGTTCTTGGACGGGATGGCGGCGCTGACCGCACGCGACCCGATAGCGGCGTCTCTCGCTCCCGAGAGCGTCCACGTACCGACCGCCGCTGCGGTCAAGGAAGACAAGACCATGGAACCCGAGAAGATGAAGAGCATGCTGGCGGGCCTCGCCTCCAGGATGCAGATGGACCCGGCCAGCCCCGACAGCGAGATCATCGCCGCCCTCGAGGCGATGATGGAGCGCATGGAGATGAGCCAGATGGCCGAAGCCGCGCAGTGCAGCGACCGCGTCATCGCCGAGGGCCGCGCCCCCGCCGCCTCGCGCGACCGCCTCGCCAAGCTCTGCCGCGCCGACCGCGGCACCTTCGACGCGCTGTTCCCGGCCGTCGAGGCGCCCGCGTCCGACGCCAAGCTCATGAGCGCCCGCGTGTCGCCCCAGGGCGGCGCCCCGGTGTCGCGCGTGGCCACCCCCGTCCGTCACGCCGATGCCGCCGACTCGCGCGCCGCGGCCCTCATGTCGGCGCACGGCATGACCTACAAGGACGCCCTGCTCCGTGCCTCGCGCGATCTCCGCGATGAGGCTCTTGCTCCCCTCACCGCCGCACTCGGAGGCTGATCGCCATGACCACTTCTCGTCGCACCCCGCAGTCTGTCGCCCCGTTCGCCGTGAGCTCGCTCACCGCGGTCGAGGGTGCCGTCCTCGTCAACGCCACGGGCGCTGACAACGCCGCCGCGCTCCCCGCGGGCGCGAGCCCCGACCCGACCAGCATCGCCATCCTCGGCCTGTCGCACCAGGCCGTCGTCTCGACCCAGACCGGCGCGGACGTCGTGACCTCGGGCATCTTCCCCGGCGTCGCCGCGGGCAGCATCACCCGCGGGCAGCTCCTCACCGTGGGCAACTCGAGCGGCGGCGTCATCGTCGCGGCCCCGAGCGCGGGCAGCAACGTGGCCACCATCGGCTACGCGATGGAGTCCGCTTCGTCGGGCGAGCGCGTCGCCATCGACATCCGCATCGGTAGCCTCCAGGGCTGATCAGGAACCATCATGACCTCCATCCAAAACCTCCAGGCCGCGATGCTCGCATCGCACGGCATCGGCGCCGCCGAAGCCGCCCACCTGATGTCGCTCTCCCCGAGCGCCGTCCACATCGACCGCGCGCTGACCAACCTGGCGGTGCAGTACAACAACCGCGAGTACATCGCGGACAGCGTGCTGCCCGTCCTGAGCGTCAAGCACCGCTCGGACAAGATCTTCTCGTTCCCGGTGACCACGATGCAGGAGGTCGCGGCCTCCGCGGTCGCCTCGCCCCGCGGCATGCCCGGCGAGGTCAAGTACAACATCGAGTCGTCGCTCACCTACGCGGTCAGCGACTACGCGCTGATGGACTTCGTCTCCAACGACGAGATCGCCAACGCCGATGCGCCGCTCCAGCCCAAAATCTACGCGCAGGACATCGTGATGAACTTCCTCATGCTCGCGCGTGAGAAGCGGGTCGCGGACGTGGCGTTCGCGTCGGGCAACTACGGCTCCAACACCGCCGCCCTCTCGGGCGCCGACCGCTGGGACGTCGCGACCTCGGACCCCATCCAGAAGATCGAGGACGCCATCGAGTCCTGCTTCGTGCGCCCCAACACCATGGTGATCGGCGCGCAGGTCTGGATCAAGCTCCGCAACCACCCGAAGGTGCTGCAGTACATCCTCTCGCGCTCCGCGACCACGATGGGCGATGTGCCGCTCCGCGTGAACGAGCAGCTCTTCGCGGAGGCGTTCGGCCTCGACAACGTCGTGATCGGCCGCGCCAAGTACAACTCGGCGCACGAAGGCGCGTCGGCCTCGAGCGACTACCTCTGGGGCAAGTCCACCGCGCTCATCCGCGTGGAGCGGACCCCGTCGCCGCGCGCGACCCGCACGTTCGGCTACACCTTCCGCTTCGGCTCGATGGAGACCACCGAGATCGTCGACAGCCTCCGCGGCGTGCGCGGCGGCGTGTTCATCAAGACCTCGCACTCCGACTCGGAGTTCGTGATCGGTGGCGCCACCACCGGCTTCCTCTACACCACCTGCGTGTCCTGACATGAGCAAGCGCCGTGCACAGCCAGTGGCGGCGCTTGTCGTCGCGCCCGCGCCAGAGGTAGAGACACCTCTGGCGCAGGTGCGCTACTTCGCTCGCGTGACCATCCATGCGGGCGTGACCTACGAGCCGGGGCAAGAGATCCCCGAGCGCGTGGCACTAGACGGCTTCGTCCAGGGCAGGGAGTACGACTGTGGCTGAACAGACTACGATCGCGACCTCCACCGACCTGACGGCGCGGCTGTCTACCGCCATGTATGCGAGGCTGTTCGCGAAGAACGGCGGCGCGACCCCCGACACCAGCTTTCGCGACCTGTGCCTGGCCGAGGCCAACAGCCTCTTCCGCACGATGACGCGCGTGGCCTTCCCGGCGGGCATCTACACGACGACCGACACCCTCGACCCGGCGATGGTCGGGTGCGTGGTGGACCTCGCGTGCGAGATCGCCGCGCGCCGTCACGGAGTCTGGGATGAGTCGGGCGCATTCGCCGAGCAGGGCAAGCGCGCCCGCGAGCTCATCAAGCAACTCAACCGCGATGCCGACGCCCGCGCCGCGGGCTCGACCAACGCGCCGCCCAACCCTCGAGCGCGGGTCAACAACGCGCTCGCGCCCGATGGGCAAGAGACGAACGTCTGGGGCCGCGTCGCCGACTACAAAGTCACGGGCATGTTCTGATGCTCGGCCTCGCCGCTAGCATCGACGCGATGCGCTCCGCGGTCGTGCGCTCGCTCCCCCCGGCGCTCGCGGGCGGCGGTCGTCTGGTCGCGTGGTACGCCCGCGCCAACCACCCGTACACCAACCGCACGTACCGGCTGCAGCGAAACACCGAGTACCAGTTCACCGCTGGCAGCTTCGAGGGCGGGTACACCATCCGCGTCGACGGCGGCATGCACTACGGGTCCTACGTGGACCAGGGCACGAGCATCAACCACCGCACTGGGAGGCCCAACAGGCCGTACCCGTTCCTTTCGGACAAGACGAGGCAGGGTTCCTACCGCGTCTCCCCCCCGTGGGCCGCGGAGGGTGATACTGTCGCCCGCATCGTAGAGGCGTCCATGGTGGGCGCCATCGAGAACCTGTGACTACGCTCGCATCCATCGACACCGCCCTCCTGGCCGCTCTGACGGCGTGCGTAGCGGCCCCGCAGACCGCGATCCTCCCGTTCGCCGTCGCCACCCGCTACGCCGGTCCAGTGACCCGGGAGGGGCTGTCGCGCGTGTGCGGGTCGCAGTACCCTGCGGTGTTGCTCCGCTTCGACGGCGAGGTGCCGACGCGCATCGTGAACACCCTCATGGCGGGCATCGAGGACCGCGGCGTCGCAACGTGGTCGGTCATCGTTGTGAGCGAGGAGCCTCGCGAGATCGACGATGCGATCAACGCCAGCGCGGTCGGCGCACCGGGCATCCTCCAACTCCTGGACGTTGCGATGGGCGCGACCAACGGGTTGTTGGTCGTAGGGCTCTACAATGAGCGCCCGACGCGAGTCTCTTCGATCACCCCCGAGCTCGTCGAGGCGGGCGTGGTGTACGCCTACGCCGCGCGGGTCGAGGCCATGCGCGACCTCCCGCTAGCAGCCAACGCGGACCCCGGCGCGGCGCTTCCGTTGCTCGACCCCATCGTCGGGGACGTCAACCTGACGGGCACCGGCTACACGTCCAACCCGCTCTCGCCGTTCACCTCGGAGCCCAACCCATGATGCTACTCATCCAGGCCATAGAGGGCCGTCTCTTCTCGCTGGTGGACGCTCGCGGCATCGCTGTCCGCGGTCGCTTCGCGGCGCGCGACAAGAGCGGCGTGGCGCTCCCCGGCGGCGAGCTAGTCCGCGACCACACACACTACCGCCGCGCCATTCTGCGCGGCGACATCACGCTCGTCGCAGAGCAGGAGCACTCATGAGCATCAGCATCCCCGGGCTTAGCGCGTCCACCAAGACGCCGGCCGTCTACCTCAACGTCATCCTCGGCGGCCCCGGCACCAGCGCGGGCGCTGCACCGGAGTCCATCCTCCTCATCGGCAACAAGCTCGAGGTCGCCATCAGCGACTCGGCGCCCACGATCGACGTCTCGGACGGCACGATGCCCCTCGCGACCCCGACGTTCTGCGCGTCGGTCGACGATGCGCTGACCCTCTGCGGCCAGGGCTCCGAGCTTCACCGCATGGCGCGCGCGGTCTTCGCGCAGTACCCCGCGGCTAACCTCTTCCTCGCGGCCAACGCCGTGAGCGCGGGCTCGGCCGCGACTGCCGACCTGACGTTCGCGACGACCGCGACCGCGGCGTTCACGGTGCGGCTGCTCCTCTGCGACCAGGCCATCGAGGTCGCTGTCTCGACGGGCGACACGCCGACCGTCATCGCCACCGCCGTCGCCACCGCCGTCAACGACGCCGCCGATCTGCCGTACTACGCGCAGTTCGCGGCGGGCGTCGTGACCTTCACCGCCAAGATGGCGGGCCTGCGCGGCAACAGCCTGATCGTCGACGCGTACTTCGTGCTGGGCACCGTGTCCCTCCGCATCACCGGGTCATCGACCACCTCGCCCGGCGCGACCACGGGCCAGTGGACGTCCATCGGGTCGGTCATCGGGACCGAGTTCCCGCTGTCCGGCGGCACGACCGCGGACAGCATCGCCAACGTCATCACCGCCATCGCGTCGCAGCGGTACAACCGCATCGTGGTGTCGTCCAACGACGGCACCAACCTGACCCGCTTGGCCACGCACCTCGACGCGCTCGCGGGCGTCACGGTCGGCCTTCGTCAGCAGGGCATCGGCGCGACCATCGACACGCTGGCGAACGCCATCACCCTCGCGACGGGGCAGAACGCCGCGCGCCTGCAGGTGGGCTTCCACTTCGCCTCCAAGGTGCCTGGCCCCGAGGTCGCCGCGGTGCTCGCGGCGGCGCGGCTCGCGGGTGACGGCAGCGTCGGCGGGTCGCTGGTCGGCGAGAGCGCGGACCCCGCGGCCAACCTCGACGGATGCCAGCTCGCCACCATCCTAGCGCAAACCGCGGCCCTCGATCAGCCCACGGCCACCGAGGTCGAGAGCGCGCTCAACAACGGCCTCGCGGTGCTGGTCCCCTCGACCGCGCGCCCCGGCTTCTGCGCCCTCGCGCGGTCGGTCACCTCGAGGTCGCTCGCCAACAACGTGCCGAACTTCGCGGTCATCGACACGGAGTTCGTCACGGCCTGCGACTACGTCGCCGACGACCTCCAGGGCTACCTCGCGACGACCTACGCGGGCTTCAAGCTCGGGGCCGACAGCGCCAACGGCAACCCGCCGCTGTCGCCTCGCGTGACCACGCCGTCGCTGGTGCGCGCGGTCATCCTCGACCGCCTCTCGGCCTACGAGGCGCGGAGCATCCTGCGCGACGTGACCGCCAACGTCTCGCTGCTGGTGGTCGCGGCCGACCCGGTCGTGTCCGGTCGACTCAACTGTGAGATCCCCTGCGAGCCCGTGTCTGGGCTCCACATCATCGCTGGCAACGTCCGGCAGATCGCGAGCCTCTGATCATGGCAACCATCTACAGCGGCCCCGGCTTCGTGACGGTCAACGCCGTGCCGGTGCTCCAGTCGTCCAGCATCGACTTCGACGTCGACACCCAGAACAAGGACGTCCAGACGCTCCTCCTCGGCACGGCGGGGTTCTCCGTCGGCCCGCAGAAGGTGATGGTGCGCGTCGAGAACGCCGTCCCGCAGAGCGGGCTGGAGTTCGACTGGGTCGGCATCGCGCTCGCCCAGGCGGTGGTGACGCTCGGCTTCAAGATCGCCGGGAAGATGTACACCTGCACGGGCGACATCCGCACCGCGAAGATCGGCACCAAGGTCGCCGACGCCAACAGCGTGTCGTGGGAGTTCCACGGCAAGATCACCTCCATCGCCTGAACGTGGTACGGTCGCGGGCGTGAGCGCCCTCGACCAGTTCCGCGTTGGTTCTCCCCTCGCCAAGCTCCTCGCCGGGCGAGTGCGCCCACACAAGCTCTTCTCCATCGAGATCGCCCGCAACGACGGGCGCACGACGCTCCCGCTCGCGGTGCGGTCGCTCACCGCTGACGATGCGGCGCGAGCTCACGCTGACGCCATCAAGTGGCTGGTCAGCACGGGCGGCTGGCAGCGCGAAGACCTCATCGGCGACGCGGGCGACGCCATCCTCAACCTCGAGGTCATGGTGCAGACGCTGACTCGCGCGCTGGTGGACCCCGAGAAGCCCGATGTTGCGTTCGCGGCCGATGCCGCGGAGGTGCGGAAGTTCTTCGAGGTCGACGAGATCCGCGCGGTCTGGGAT